GAAATTGGATCAATCATATAAGCCTACCCATGCTTTTTAAATTGTTGTGATTTAGGCTTAAAAAACTCTGTTAATGCCTTTATGTGTTTTTTCCTTTGTTTTTGTTTTTTTAACTCATCTTTACTGCTTGCATACGACTTATTAATCTGTCTGCTCGATTTGTTACTTGCTTGTGCCATTTGCTTTGTCTCATTTGATTTCCTGCTTCAATATGGTTACCATCTTTTATAGCCTGTATCATAAGTTTAAATTTACAGTAACGAGGATACCCTAAATTAAACATCATATTGCAACATATTAATCGTACTGTCTCATCCATAGCATCCCAATCATCATACACTTTTTTACAATCATCGATAGTTATTTGAATATCTTGTTCAAACCACTCTGCAACTCTTTCTTTTGGAATAGCTGTACCAATAGGTTTTCCATACTCTTCATCTGTTCCTTTAATCAAATGACCTATGCCGCCTGTCAAAAGACCAAGATGATCTAGATAGGTCACATATTTACAGCCCTCATCAGTTTCTAATTCTGTACGTAGTCTTTCTATAAAATATTCCATGTAGTATTTATTTCCTTCCTGATAATGCACTAAAACCAAAATATGCCCCTACTAAGCCACACATAGAAATGTATTGTGTCATAAGGATAGATTCTGCGCTTTCTAAACGCTGTGGAGCGATTAAAGTAACAATGGTTGTTATTCCCATCAAAATAATTAAAACCCATGCCATACGCCTTTTATTTACCTGATAAGCAAGTTTGTCAGGTATAAGATCATCCTTATCATTATCCATGCTGTCTTTCTCCAGTACGCATTTGTTCAGCTAACTCTTTTGAGCGATTTTTTACCTGTTTTGCCCAACGCGAATCTAACATATTTAAACTTGCCATTTTATAGTTCTTATCTTCTAGATCTGAAATTAAACCTTTAAATTTTTTAAAAGTTGGAAAGCCTAAATTAAATACCATATTGATTAAACAATCTTTCCTGACTTCATCTAAATCTTCCCACCAGTAAAAAGTTTCTAATTCTTTTCTAGATCTATCAATGTCAGTTTTAAGCATAAACCTTGCTTCATCTTCTGTTATGCCATTGTCCTGAACATTCCTTCCCACGCCAATTGTTATTTTTGGTGGTTTGCCACTGCATTTATATAAATGAAGTTCTAAACCTTCATGTCTAATTAATTGATCTGCTAAACTTTCCATTTTAGTTTCTTCCTGTATTTTCTTTTATGAATAATTTTTAAACTTTCTTTTAAAGTTTCTTCTTCAATATTTTTATTTTCAAAAACTTTTAAAGTTTTACGAATTGTTTGCGTATTGAGTTTTTCTATTGGCAGGTAAAAGCAACGCCTTTCATACAAGCTGACTAAGGCGCATAAATCATAATCATTAATGTCAGGCTTTCTTTTTGTTCCGCCTATTCCCAATTGAAACTGGTGATGCAAATAGCCTTTAGTTTTTCTTAATAAAGATCCTTTAACCTGCACCCTGTAAAAGTGATCATCTTTAAAAGCAAAAATATCGATGCCATCCTGCTGACAAAATGCCGTAGAAAAACCTTGTTCCTCTAACGATGCGCCTGCAATGTATTCTGCAATCCGCCCATTTTTTGTATTACTAATCATTACATACTAAGAATTATTGCAACCACCACTCCGCAAACAATAAGAACGCAACCGAAAATAATTCCTATCATTACAACTGTATCTGTCAGTTCTTCTTTTCTTTTAAGTTTTTGCCTTCTTAATTCTATTTCCTCTTGTTTGGCTTGCTGTATTCTTTTAGATCTTTCAGCGATAATCCCTGCCCAAGTTCCATGACCAAACCTCATATCAATTAATGTTGATATTTCCTGTATTTGTTCCTGCGCAAGTTTTGCATCAATAATTTCCTGCGCTACTGATTCAACGCCTAGCTGTTTAGATATCGAATGGCGGTTGCTTTTTCTATTTCTGTCTTTCTGGACTTGTTTTTCGCCTGCAAACAGATCATCAATTTGTTTAGCAATTTGACCTATGTCATTGGCAGTATTAATATTTGACTTTATAAAATCAACGCTTGCTTTAACAAGACTAATGCCTGTAAGAACTTCTGCTACAACCATTACTTTTCATTAAGTCGGTCTAACTTATCCTCTAAACGATGTAAATATTCTAACACTCTATCCATTTGTTCTTTAACTTCAGAACGGCTTGCAAAATCTTCTCTAGTCCTATTTAGCAATATATCAATTCGCTTTACATCATCCGCCTGACTTTTCCAGAGATAGCCAATAACACAAATTAGAATGCCAATAATAGCATCTACAAAAATACCAAAATCCATAGTTAATTACCCTCTCTCTTTCTTGGAATGCAAAGCGCATTAATGTAACTGCTTCCTGCAATTACCTGCACATTATTTTGTTTTGAAATTTTAGTTGCGTATTCTATGCAAGTGTCTAGATCTGAAAATGCTATTTCTGATACTTGTTGATTATTAATAAAAACCAACAGCACCCAAAATAGTTTCATTAATTCTGATAAGTGGTCAACATAAAGTTATTGCCTGCATTAGAACCAAGAGTAAAACCATCAGCATTACAATTTGTTCTTACCATTCCTAGTATAACATCACCACCACCACCGCCTGCTGTTGTCGTAGATCCTGTTATTGTAATGTCTGTATTAGCAGTAAATGTTGGAGTATGCGCTTGTAGAGTATTAAAACTTTGTGAGTTATTAGACACTCCACCAGATGCAACGCCACTGCCACTTATAGAAGCAACACTTGAACCGCCCCCACTGCCTTGACTCATAAAAGCGCAGTAATATTGACCTGTTTTGTTAACTCTAAAAGTAATTGACCATGATGCTGTTCCGCCTGCTAAACCCCAACGTACTGCATATAAAATTTGTCCTGAGTTAGCAACTCCTGCCATACTTGCATAGTTATAATTATATCCTGATTGATACCATTGATGAGTATCATTTTTCACGCCAACCCACGCTCTTGCAACATTGTCACCGCTTTGAGAGTTTACTGTAAAGTTTGATGAAGTTGGTGCTACCAATTTTTGTGCGCCATAAAAATCATCTAATGCAATTGTTTGTCCGCTAGTGCCTATTGCAGAATTAGCATTTGATGCAGAAGTTGTTTGTGTACCAGAATTGTAACTAGAAGGATTTGGAACTAATGAACCGCCTTTATATAAATCATTTAAAGATATTGAGCCAGTGTCACCATAAAAATCTCTAATTTGTTCTAAGGTAATTGTGCTACTAGTTGGGAGCTGAGTCATAACAATCACAACTTTGTTTTAATATTTCTACTTCTTTTTTTAGATCTTTAATTGCTTCAATAAGAACGCCAACTAAATTTCCATAAGCAACTGATTTATATTCACCATCATGCACAACTTCTGGAATTACTTTTTCTACTTCCTGCGCAATAACTCCCATACCTTTTTCTGCACTTTTTGTATAAGTAACACCTCTTAAATTCATTACTTTATCTAAAGCATTTTCTATTGTTTCTACGTCTGTTTTTAATCTTTCATCTGAAAAAGCTGTAATATTACCAGAAGCAGTTATAGTTGTTGTAGAAGTTATTGCACCTTGAACAGCAAGAGTAGATCCATCATAAGTTAAACCAGATTCTCCCTGCAATGTATCAGGAGTGCCAGTACCTGTAATTACTTGATGATTGGTATTGCTGTTAATAGTTGTTAAAGTAACTGTTCCAAAAGATAATGCGCCAGATCCATCTGTTTTTATAAATTGATTAGCACTGCCATCAGACGTTGGATAAGTTAAACCGCCAATTGTTGCATTCGTTATTGTTGCACCTGTCATAACTGGTGATGTTAAGGTGCTTGCTCCAGTATCCATATTTTTTAACAATGCACCTAACGCCCTAAGAGCATTATTAATATTTGATGGCGCAGTACCTTCACCTATATCAACACCATTGATATCTGTATTAGATCCTGCGGTAGCTGAAAAACCTGCTATTGTTGAAATTGTCATTTATTTGCTCCTTAATATATTTGCAACATATTTTTATTTTTGAATGTGTGTTGTAAAGGCGTATCAACAAATGTATCTAGCAAACCCCCATCACCTCTTTCAATAGGGTAATCTATCAATCCTCTATTAATTTGTTCAAAAGGATATTTAGTTTTTTTAAATGGACTTTCTACAGTTGTTAATCTTGGGTCATTTCCCATTCTTGCAGTAATTGCTCTTGCTTCAACTTCACCTAAAGAATCTTTGTAAATATCAAAAAGCAACCCTTTCGCTCCTGCTTTGTCGTAAATATCAACTTTGTTTAACAGGTCACCTGCTTTTTTATCTTTTTTTATAGCTTCGTTAAAATTTTGATATCCTACAATTTTAGGGTTTGCTTTTCTTTCTAGTTTTTTTATTTGGGATTGAATTTGCTTTCTATCTTTATAATTTGATAAAGTTTGTTCAACATTTTTTGGTCTGTATAAATCAGGAATTTTACCATATTTTTCTTCAAATTCTAAGTTGTATTTTTTAAGATTTTGATCATGGATGTATTGGAACGCTTTGTTCATCCATTTATCTCTTTCAACACTTTTTCGTTTAGGAAATTTTCCTAATTTGTTAATAATTTCGCTACCATATTCGTACCAATCAGATTGATTAAACAACAATCTTGGTTGTAGACCATAATCTCGTGTTGCAAGGTCTTTAAGTTTTGCAAGATAATCAGCTTGATATAAAGGTGTTAGTTGTTTTTTAATTTGTTTATAATCTAAATAATCATCTGTATTATTGGACTGAATATCACTTAAAAAACTTTTATGTTTTTTTAACGTATGTTTTATTGCATTAACACTTGTATTTGTTCCACTAGCAAATCCTTCTTTATCTTGAATCCAGTGTTGAATTTCATGTAGTAAAGTCTTTTTAATTGCATTGTTATCTACTAATTTTGCACCTGTTGACGATGCTTTTACAATTTCTTGACCTTTTTCGTTTTTACCCATTTTATAATAAAAGTAAGGTGTATTTATAGAAATAGTTTTTCTTGAAGGGTCATACATTCCTTTATGACTAGCATTAACATCATTGTAAAAATCTACTTTTATATCTTTTGCATCTGGATAGGCTTTATAAAGTTCATCATGTTTTAAAATATTTTTTAAAGGCTGTTGTGCAATTTTTAAATTAATATCATCAGCATGAACAGTGCTTTCAAAAGCCATATCTTTAACTGTTTTTAAATTAAGTACAGATTTTTCATCAGGGATTTCAAACCTAATTTTTTCATCTGGGAGTTGAAATAACCCAACTCCATATTTTTCATTTGTTTTATCAAAAAATTCTTTTTGATTTGTATAACCTCGCCAATCTTTACTTTCTTCTAATAAACCTTGCACTTCTTTTTGTTTTTCCAACATATCTTTTGTTAATGAAAGTCTTAAATTATCCGATTTATCCATTAGTAGTTTTATTTCGCTAGATGGTTTTGCAATTTGATTTAAAGGCTTATCAACGTCAGACCATATTTTATAATCATCAATAATTTGTTGCTCAGTTTTTATTAAATCATCTACTTTGTCTAAATTTTTTAAATTAGGCGGATAAGTTTTTGCTCTACTGCCTGCAAACATCCCAATTGAATTTTTTGGCGTTCCTAACAAACCAGAACCTGTATAAGCTGTTCCGCCTGCAAAAAGTCCTAAATTATTTATTTCATCAATTGCCTGCGAACTTAGTTTGCCATCAACTGGCACAAACTTATTACTTACTGGTCTATTTTGATTAAAAATAAAATTTGTTAATGGAATAGTACCTTCATCAATAGTGCCACCTGCCATTTTTCCAGATTCAAGCAAACCGCCACCTAAATCTCCTAATCTAGATAACATATTAGGCAATGCTAAACTAAGGAAGCCTAAAGACGATGAAAAAGGCATATTTTGTTGCGCCATATTAAATCCTAATTATTCTGTTGTTCTATTGCTGATAAAGGTAATTGAACTAAACCTTTTCTGATCATATTTCCTAATTGTGGTATTTGATTTGCAAATTTGTTAATGCCTGCCATACCGCCTTTTGTGTAAGCTAAAGAAGGTATTGCGCTTAAAGCCATTAAAGGTAAACTTCCAGTTGTTACACCAGTTCCACCAGTTAACATTCCTGCTGTTAATAATCTTTCAGCAGTACGAGAATCAGGTACTTTTGAGCCTAGCACTCTTTTGCCTGCACCTGCTATATCACTAAATGGCATTTCAGCCATTGATGATAGTTTCTTGCCTTTAGACAGGTCTGAACTTTGTACTGCGCTTACTAATTGATTAGGTGTAAAAAATTCATTTTGATTTTGACTTTTTACAGTTTTTTCTAAAATCTTATACATAGAATAAGATTGATCAGTTGCTGTTAATTTAGCACCAACTTCTGGATCTATTTGTTTAATAACATTTTTAATTTCTTCTTGAACTTTTTTAAGCGTACTAGCAATCAATTTATCATTTGGACTAGAACTTTTATTATATGCAATTATTCTAGATCCTAAATCACTGTATGCCTTTTTTAAATTCTTGCCAGTAAGCTGTCCTGTTTCATTATATTTTAATAAAAATTTATTTATTTCATTTTCAGCTTTATCAAATAATGGATCATCAATTTTAGCACCAATAGAATTTAACAATATTTCATCTACATTGTTTGTAAGGATTTGAGTGGCATTTGCATCTAATGTAACGCCCTCTAATACATCATCATATTGTTTAGAAATTTTGTTTAATGCATCCTTTAATGCATCACCACCCATTTGCGTAGCATCATCTAATTTTTGCCCAATAGGTGTTAATGCATCATTAAAAGCAATTTTATTAAATGTTTCAAATTGCCTTGCCCTTGCACCTTTTGGAATACTTCCAATTAAAGGTATACTTTCAAATGCATTCTCAAAAAATGTTCCTGCTTTACCTGTCAATTGCCCTAAAGTTAAATCCATACCCTTACCTTTAAGCAACCCTAAGTCTGATATTCTCTGCGTTATATTTCCAAAAGAACTTGGACTTAATGCGTTTATAACTTTATTACCAACTGCGCCTAAAGGTGCGCCAAAAATTGCACCGCCTAAAGCACCTTCACCCCTGTCTTGCAAATTGCCATCAGCCACCCCTGATCCATATATTGCGCCCTGAGTTGCACCAGTTACTGCACCTCTTTGCGCTGTTCCTGCACCGCCCATTATTTTGCTAATTATTGGAGCAAGTCTTATTGCTGTAGCTGAAGTGCCAACTGCTCCAGTTCCACCGCCAGTAAATGGTGATGCTAACAAACTTGCTAAAGTTGGCACAACTGCACCGCCAACTTCAGTGCCTAAAGCTGTTTTGGGGAATTTATCTTGAAAGCCACCAATTTGCTCTCTTTCACTTGCAAGGATTTTACTATAATCACCGCCTAACAATGAGCCTAATCCTGCAACAATTTCATCTCCATAACCAAAAGTTAACCCTTGACCTGCGGATCTAGCTACATTTGCAGGTGTAAAATTTCCTATTTTTTGATTTTTTTGCTGAAACTCCTCAACAGTAAAACCTTGTAATCTAATAAATTTGTCAATTGCTGATCTAGGCGCACCACCATCAATTAATTTTAAAACATCTTTTCTTGTTTCTAAAAAAGATCTAGCCATTACTTATCCTCTTTATCTAATATTGTTGAAATTATTTGATCATCACTCATTTCAGAAAGATCAGTTAAATTTTGATTTGTAGTTGTTGCGCCTGTAATTAAATTTGTAACTACAACTTCAGGGCGTAAATTATTTGCTTCAGCAATTTGCCTGTAAGTCATTTCTCTTTGTTTGTGTGTAGCTAATTCAGTTCTATACAATTCTTCAGATTGCCTTAAAAAATCTGCTCTTTGCGGACTAGTCATTCTTTGACCATCTTTTGCTTTATTGTAAAGACCAGTTATAACATCACCCCAACCTTTAGCATTTTCAACATTAGCAAATTCGCCTTCTCTAACTGTAGAAGTTGGATCTAATACTTTCATAAAAGCAAAGATCATTGCCATATCACCAGAAGCTGTGCCATTAGCACTAGACCTAATTTTATTAATAGAAGAATTAATTTTAATAAATTCTTTACTGGCTTGCATAAATTCTTTTCTTAAACTTGCTTCTTGACTAATTTGTGTTTTAGATATTCCTGCATCAGCATCTACACCGCCAATAGGCACTACTGTACCATCAGGCAAAACTTCAAAAAATTGATCACCTGCCTGCCTAATATCTTTTTCATATGCGCCAGTGTAATCTTGCATAGCTTCACCGATATTACCTATTGTTGCACCACGCCCCTGATTTAAAACACCAACCTGCGGTCTGGATAATTCTGCAAGTTTTGAAGCAAATCTTAAATTAGCCATTCTTTGCTGTTGGTTTTGTGGATCTACAAAAGACATAGCACCACCTAATAAACCGCTTCCAATACCTTTTAATCTGTCGCTCATAGTCATAGGCGGTGGATCATAAAATGGTTTAGGTAAAGGCACTTGAATGTTACTAAATTTTGGTTTTGGTAATGGAACATCAGGTATCATAGAGTTTGTAACAGGACTATTTGACATAATGTCTGGCTTTGGTAGTGGCGTATTTACGTTTGGTTTAGGTTGGCTATTTTCCCCAGAATTTAAAAAAGGCAATATCTTAATAATTTCTGCAAGGTTATCTAACATATTTGACATGACTAATTTTCCTAATTAAATGGATTTAAAAAACTCATTGGATTGCCAGAGCCAATATTACCAAGCATTATTAAGGTAGATAATAATTGACCTGTTTTGTCACTACTGACAGGCTGTACAACTTCACTTCCAAAAGTGCCTTTATTAATTAAATCTGCATACTCATTTAAAAATGCAAATGGATTATTTTGCTCTGATTGAAAGCGTTTAACAGCATCATTAATATCTGCCTGATCATATGCTTCTCTTTCTTTACCAACACCTGCCAGTACATTAAAATCCTGATAAGGAATTTGTGATATTGCGCTTGCCTGATTTAACAAGCCATCCTGTTTTGCCCTTTCATTAGCATAATTTCTATAAGCAATATCCTGCCCTGTATCCGCCATGCTGTCAGTTAAAGTATCTTCTGCCCTGTTTCTTGCCTGCGCATATAAACCAGAACCAAACCTTCCAGATCCTGCAAATTGGCTGTCGATTGATGGCGCAACATTTGTCTGAAAATTACTAATCATTGGATCAGTTGCCTGTTTAATAGCACCCTGCAAATACTTATTATCACCGCTTAAAAAGTCACCTCTTAAAGTTTGCGTTGCTAAATCAGTCATAGGCTGTGTTAAAGGATTGCCTGCCATTGCGGTATCTCTTATGCCAGATAAAGCTGTTTGTGTTTCTGGTGATGCACCTGCAACAGTAGAACTTGGATAATAAGCCGTTTGCCCCTGATTATAAATATTACCTGCCTGCCCTAATATGCTTTGCAAATACGGCATTGCATATGCAGGGGGTTGAGTAATAGTTGTTTGCGATGTTGGATTGCTTCCGCCTAAACTCATTTTATAACTCCTTTGTCAGCACTACGGCTTCTTTTTTGTGATCTTGAAACACTTTTTCCCATCCTTTTCTTCCTAATATTTCGATTTTTTTACAGCCTTTACGTTTTGCCCATATCTGTATTTTCGGATAAATATCTAACAATTCATCCATCTTGCCACCTGCCAACCAAATCCTGCATGATTTGTATTTTGGGTATCTAACAATTTCTAAAATTCCTGCACTGTCTTTAAGAGCCACTAAAAAAGCGTGTCCGCTTACTAGCATTCCAAAAATATCTAAAAGAGAATGTGTCTTATGAATGTCAATTGCAGGTCTTAAAAATTCCGCGCATCTTAAATATTCAACACCTAATTTAAGAGGGTCTTTTTTGCTGACAATCATGTATAATTTTTAACCTAAAATAATATAACTAAAAATTCTGGCATTAGAATTGTTAGCATGAGTTATAGTAAAAGTTTGTTTTGCCTGAGATGATACAAACATAGTACCGCCATATAATTCTGTAGCTGAATTTGCGCTTTTAGGCATAAAAATAATAACACTGTCAGCACTTGCTCTTAAATCAGTTACTGCTGTACTGGTTGCACTGTTTGTTAAAGTTACAGTTCCAGTAGCGTTGATTTTTCCTTCTACTAAATTGTTTACTACTTCACTAATTTGTCTGGCAGTACCGCCCATAAAAGGCAACTTCCTAAAATTAAAATTTGCCATTAACGCATTCCTAATGCATTTACTTCAAAATCTAATCCCTGTAATTCATTCCAACTACCAGAAATATTTATTTTTGCCCTGTGATATTTTCCTCTAGATCTTATAGGTGCAAAGCCAACAGAATTAACACTGGAAGCAGTTGTAAAACTTACACTGTCTTGCGTGTTATCTCTAGATGCAACGCTTACTGTAGGTGTTCCGCCACTATGAATAGGAAATACTTTATTAACCATTGTGTGCTTACCTTTAGACAATTCCTGTTCTGCCGATATAATTTCACCTGCTAAAGTTGCACCGCCAAAAGTCTGTATCTTTTTATCTTTTACCGCGCCAAAGAAATATGAACCGCCTTTATAAACTGCACTATCTAATGACGATGGAAGCGCATCAATACTGGATGAAATGTTATCTAACTGTTCTAATGTGTAGCCTGTAGAAAAAAGCGGTACTAATAAATCGCAAGCCACTTCCAAGTAAGACCATTTATCAACAGCATAATTATAAACCAATATTTTATCTGGCGTACTGGTTGTAGAATCATTGCTTGTAAAAGACCATAAAACTATCTGGTTTTGCGGATCTGAAGCGCAGGTTAAATCTTCTTTATAAGCCACATTAAATTGCTCATAAAACCATCTATTAACTCTTTCTGCGCCAATATTCTTAGAGCCATTACCATCAAACATATAAAAGCCATCATCTGATAAATAAAACACATTATTTCCAATGGCTGTTACAGAACCATCTACTGCACAACCTCTTTGAGTTTCAACAGCATCAAATTGCCAAACTAATGGTGAACCAACAAAAGTACATCTAAATATTCCACGCTCACAAAGTATTGTTCCATATTCACCGCCTACAATACCCTGCACTTTTCCATAGCCGTAAAGATCTTGAAAATCAGCTAATGTTGTAGCAGAAATTGCCCATGAAGTATCATTGCCCAAAGCAGACCATCTAACCCTGTTTGATACATTCCCATCAACGCCATCATTCGTATTGCCTACCATGACAAAATCCCTGATAGTCGCAATGTATTTTGCTTTTGGAGCATCTGCTGATAAATCAGAATAAAGTCCAGAAGCGTTAGAAGTTATTTTTTGAATATTATCATTATAATTTGTAGCAATTACTCTTTCACCAAATTGCGTAAATCGCCATTTATTTCCTGTGCCAGTTGAATATCCACCAGATTTAGATATATCTGTTAATGAACTATCAGCAGAATTAAACTTATAAATTTTGCCACTATCTCCTGCATAAATAGCTGTATTATCATCAAAATCTTTTGAAGCGTATGCACCTAAAATTTTATTAGTTGCTACACCAGAATAAGGTGAAAGACCATTAAATGATCTATAACCATCAGCGGAAGGAATGCAATTCTTTGCCTGTATAACGCCTTTGTTTGCTGTTTCTGGTTGATCTGGCAACCATTGTCCAAAACTTATCATTGTATACCCCAATTTTGATTGTTCTGCGCCTGATTATTCCATAATGGATTATCAGGGTTATTATTTGTCCAAATAACCGAATTATCATTTGTATTTGTCCATGTAGCAGATGTATCAATTGTGTTTGCCCAACTAATGACATTATCAATTGTATCACTCCAATTCTCGCCTAATATTTCTGCATCAAAAGTAACGATTGCATCTGCTGTAATTGTGCCAGTAGAAAAAGCAATTAAAGATGCATTTAATATTACTGTTGCATCTGCTGTAATATTTTCCTGTAAAAATTGTACTCTTTTTGCAGTTGCTGTTGATGATGCATCCGCTGAAATTGTTGCGGAAGCATTATGAAATTTAACAGCACTAAGAGCAGAACTGGCATCAGCCGTAAGACTTGATGCACCAATAAGAACAGCACTTGCATTTAACGTAGTACTTGCATCAGCCGTTAATGATGCGTTTGCACTAATTACCTTTACAGCATTATTAGTTACACTGGCATCACCTGACACAGATGAATTTGCACTTCTTACCCTGATAAAACCATCAGCTACAGTTGCACTTGCATTAACTGAAGCACCGCCAAATAAAACTATTACAGCGGTAGATGTTGCAGTTGCATCTCCTGACACAGATGAAGCAAATCTCTGAACCCTGATTGCAGTATTTGTTGTGCTTGCATCAGCCGTTAATGATGCATTACCTGATCTAATTCTAACAAATCCATCAGCAACAGTCGCGCTTGCGTTGACTGAAGCTCCACCAAATAATACTTCTACAGCATTACAAGTTGTTGATGCATCACCGCTTATACTTGCATTAAATGCCTGAGTTTTAGTTGCAGTTGTAGAAACACTGGCATCTGCCGTAAACGCACTCTGTGCAACACTAACCGAAAAAGCACCAGATAATGATTTTTCTGATAGCGAAAATACTGAAAGCATTTATTATAGTTTATGCATTTGTACTTTAAAAGGCTGTTTCATATTATTCTTCCTCTAATGTATATGGACAATCACTAAAATATTCATCTAGAAATTCTTGTGGCAGGTCTTCCCATTCAGTTATTTTATCAGTTTTTAATTCTTGATAATGATTTCTATAAAACGATATAACTTTTTTTATAAATTTTTTATGCTCACCATTCATAGATGCATTTATTTGTCTATAATGTGGTGCGTATTTGTATATTGATGCTTTGCATCCTTCTTTTAAATTTACCATGTTTTTAACTCGTATCTGAAACTAAAACATCAGTATCACCACTGGTGTTTGAAAAATCTTGGTCAGATGCTGTGACTGTGCAAACTGTAGTCCAGTTAGCATCATCATTTGAACCTTGAACAATAAATGCATTATCACCAGAAGCTACTGTGTTTGTATACTGGTCACGAAATACGAATGACATTGATTTTATTGTCCTTGCTGTACCCATATCCCAAACAGCCAGTATCTGCTCATATTGATAAGCAGAAGGTGTGCTAAAACCATTACTTGTAGTCCATTTATTTGAACTATTTTGACCTAAAGTCCAAAATCCTGTAGAATTAGCATTAAACATATCAGCACCAGTATAAGTAGCGCTATATGCAAAATTAGTTTTTATTACATTCGTTTGACCATCAGAAGTCCAAGTAGTGATCCATTTATCACTAGGGTCTACATAAGCACCTATAGCTTCAGTGCTAGGGTATTCTGTGCCACCTTGATTGATAGCAGTAAATGCTTTCCAATTTCGTATCCAAACTCTATTGTCCATGTCAGCAAGTCTCCAATATCGAAAAGCTGTGGAGCTATTAAATGAAATTTGAGGTCTGGCAACTACAGAAACATTTAGGGTAGCGACTTCACTTTGTATGTCTCCAAAATCTTGGGCAATGACTAAAACTTTAAAGTTGTCTGTAGAAATAGTATCAAAATTAGAAGCACTATGTGAGGTATAGATTGTTATTACGCCAGTGGCTCTACCCTCATCATCTGTATGAATATCTATTGTTTCAGTAGAACTAGATATACTATCCATGTCAAATATCAAATTATTATTATCTGCTCTTCTAACTTCAAGTGAATATGCAGGAAGGTCATAAGTACTGTGATTTGTAATAGTAACATCTATTTGATTACTATCATTATAATATGCAGTAGTAGATAGAGTTGGTGTAACAGTTAATCCTAAATTTGTATTTTGCCACTCGCTAGCAGTAGAATTATATTTAAGTAAGTCATTATTTGCGACAGAAGCTATAGTTACATCGGATAATCCATTTAAATTAGATGCACCACCACCACCAGATGCAACCTCTAAACCAATCTTTGTAGTAGAATGATCATAAGTTAATACATAATTATCTTGACCAGAACCAACTGTTTGATCACTGTCAAACTTAAAATTACCTAATAGTATGTCACCAGTTCCATTATTAGTGAAAGTCATATTACCTACATCACCAGTAAGTGTAACATTTCCCCCTGTAGTGCCAATATCTACATTACCATTAGTTGAATTTATATCTACTAATGCACCATTAAGTTCAAGTTCACCATCTGCAACTAAATCTAAAACACCATCTGCTGATTGATGTATATATGTGCCATCATCACCAAATTGTAATTGCATTGCACCATTTAATAACAAACCAGTGTCGTGAACATGAGTTAATGTTACCTCATCATTAACACCAAATTTTAATATAGCACCATCTGAAAAGAAATCTAAATCATCACCAATAAATATATCACCATCAACTTGTATTTGATTAGAAAAACGAGTATATCCATTTTGATTTATTGTGATTGCTTCAAGAGATGCTAAACCACCAGTTTGATTGTCAGTAAAAATAGCAAGTGCATTGTTGTTACCACTACCACTACCTAAGTATTTTATATTAAAACCATATGTAGTTGCATCGTAACCTGTGCGAATTATGCTAACGTCATTGTTAGAAGCATTACCAAAATCTACTCCCCCATAAATTTTTACTCCACCACTTACTGTTTCAAGACTTTGAGCGCCATTGTTATATAATGTAACTGCACCACTTTCTATGAACTGTGCAAGACGAGCGCCACCATCTGCTTTTTTAATTTGTAATTCATCAGTTTTAAAAGTTATACTTCCAGTGCCAGTGCCAGTTTCTTCAAAAAAAGTATGACCTGTATCGTGTCTAATTGTTAAATCATTACCAGTACCGATTGTAAG